GAAAATAGCACTGCATGGCTATCAAAAGAAAATTCTTAGAAGCTTGAGAGACAGCAGGTTTGTTGTCTGTCTTGCATCAAGACAAATTGGTAAAACGACTCTCATGACAATCTATGCACTATGGATTGCATGTTTTTATGAAGATCAGAGAATACTTGTTGTTGCCAATAAAGAACAAACAGCAATTAATATCTTTAAACGCATCAGACTTGCGTATGAGCAACTACCTAACTACTTAAAACCTGGTGCTGTTGAATATGGAAAAACTGCCATGGTACTAGGCAATGGAAGCAGCATAGGCATATCTACAACCAGCAGTGATGCAGGACGAGGTGATAGTTGCAATGTTCTCATATTGGATGAGTTGGCCTTCATTGACAATCACCTGGTTGAAGAATTTTGGAAATCTGTATATCCAATTATTTCAAGTTCCAAGAGAAGCAAAATATTTGTTGCCAGTACACCCAATGGCACAGGTAATTTGTTTCATACACTGTATTCAGGAGCAACAGAAGGCACCAATGGCTGGAAAGCAGAAAAGGTTGATTGGTGGGAGGTTCCCGGCCGCGACGAAGAATGGAAAGAACATACCATACGCTCCATGGGCAGTCGCGAAGCATTTGATCAAGAGTATGGCAATGTGTTTCTACAGTCAGGTGAAAGTGCAGTTGATGAAAAACTTTTTGAAGAATTAAAAACAGAATGCACTGAACCAAATTTTATTTTTGAAGACGGTCATTATCTCATGTGGGAGGAACCGCAAAAAGAAAATTTGTATGTGGTAGGTGTAGATATTAGTGAAGGGGTTGGAGAAGCAGCTAGCGTAGCTCAAATTCTCGATATAACAGATTTACGCAACATCAAACAAGTGGCAGTATATCATAATAGAAACATTAGCCCATACAATTTTACAACTAAGCTACATGAAATTCTCCAACACTGGGGTTCACCGCCAGCACTAGTTGAAAGAAATAATTGTGGCGCACAAGTGGTAGATCAGTTGCGTCACACTCTTGGCTATGAAAACCTGGTAAGCTATGGGCCTAAGATTGCAGGTACTGATTATAAAAAGATTTGTGTACAAGCTCACACCAATACAAAATATAAAGGTGTTATGAACATGCGATACTGGGTCAACGAACTCAGAGCTGTAAAGATTAGAGATATTAACACATTGATTGAACTCAAAGGGTTTGTTCGTCATCCAAATGGTACATGGTCTGCAAAATCTGGTGCTGATAGCTGGGATGATCGTGTCATGAGCTTGGTATGGACACTCATGATCTTAGAAAATGAGCTCACAGAGAAATATTTTGAAATCACAGAAGTTGATGATAATAAAAAACCCCTTAAGCTCAAACAACTCGACTATGGCATCAAATATTTTGTTAACCCAGCCTCAATCTATAGTAATGAGAAGAACAAAGAAGGGTTCATACCACCACCCATTGTATTCTCTGGTAATAGCGAAAAAGAGTTTTCTGAGATAGAAGACCTAGAGTCACAAGGGTGGAAAAGAATAAATTAATATATGCCTAACAACACAGCATACATGCAGAGCCCGTTTAACAAGTCGCGCAAAGATAAATTTCTATTTGTATTGAACTTGCCTGATGCACTAAAGAAAATAGCATCTAAGTTTAGAAGTGGGGAGCAAGGCATTAATCCTGATTCATTACAGTTCTCTATATATGGTGCTGTAGTGCCTAATGTTGATGTGCCTGAAGTACAAACAAGATACGCCGGGCAAACATTATTACATTCAAGTATTTCTAGAAGCCCGTATCCGCCATTGACCATTAATTTTACAGTAGATAATCGATTCTACAATTACTGGGTCTTATATTCCTGGTTAAATTTGCTAAATAATGATAAGACAAGCACATATGATGTTAATAACCTAACAACAGACGGTGTTCCTCTTGTAAGAATTACCAAAGATCAAGGATTATCACCTACACAGCTCTTGTACAGATCAGACATTTCTATCTATGCACTTGATGAATATGACAAAAGAACCATAGAGTTTAGATACACTCAAGCCTTTCCAACAGAACTCGGTGGTATTGAATTTAACTATAGAGATGGCAGCGAAATTGACACTACTTTCTCTTTTGCTTACTCACAATTTATTGCAAATTTAGTTGAAAATGTAGATAATTTATAAAAAGTAAAAAAGTTTTACTTGAAGAAACATAAATACTTTATATGGCAAGAACGATCCAAAGCCCCGGCGTACAAATTCAAGAAGTTGACCTTTCATTAAGAGCAGTAGGATCTCCAGCAACTACAGTGTTTATCCCTGGCTTTGCTCCAAGAGGCCCACTTTCCGAACCAATCAAAGTATCAAGCCTTTCTGAACACGAGCAAATCTTTGGACAGCCTACAAATGCTGCAGAAAGATATTTTTACCATTCAGTAAAATCAGTTTTCAATAGCCCAGCAGATATTCTAGTATATAGATTGCCATATGGCTCTGCAGCTGGTATTGACACAAGCGCAAATTATAGTGCACTGGTATACCCAGTTGTATCATATGTTAACGGAGCATCATCAACAGCCCTTGATGTAACATCTGGTGCATATTTCTTTGGTAAGCCTACACACCTCAAACTCAACACAACACAATATCTGGATCTTATTCGTGGCAATGGCTTCACATGGGCTAATAATACATCTGGTTCATCGACTTTCAATACAGTAGCATCTTTGAGCGCTGCTGGTATGATCATCCTTAACAAGTCACAATCGACTATTAACTCTCGATATGAAGGCTATTACTTTGGTGTCATAGACAATACGAACTTAAATCCAGCAACACCATTCAATGGTGTTAATAGTGTACTTTCAATTAATACAACTGCAGTTGCTATTAGTAACTATGTAACAATTCCTGATGTGAGACTCAATTTTGCGCTTTCAGCATCATCTGGTGGTGCTACAGGTAGTGTTTCTGAGGTAATGGAGAATGTACCAACATTTGATACTTCAACCAATCAGTTTGATGATACAGCCACATTTGGTATATTCAAACTACGCCAGTCTGTGTTCTCACCTGACACAATTGCTCTAGATTACGTCTTAGAAGAAAGCTACAATGCATCATTTGATACATTTAGACAGATCAACAGTCCTAATGGTGGACCTGCTATTAGTTTCTTTATGGAGACAGTTGACAATAGCTCCACGCAAATGACAACACTGATCAATCCTTATATTTCCAATAAGAACACAAGCACATGGTTGGATCTGTCTGGTGTACCTACAAAGAAAGTTCGTTTCTTGAGCACACCAATGCAATTCCCAGTCAACAATGAAGATGCTGTAGCATATGCAACACGCATCGGTGCACCATCTGCAACATATGCAGGATTTATTAATCGCATAGGTGCAACTGATGCAATAATTGCTTTGGGTGATTTCTCACAGCAGGACATTAATACCAAGATCATTGGTAATGTACCAGCTAAGTTACAGAATGCATTTGCCAGACTTGACAACACAGATCTGTATCCAATCAATGTAACTGTTGAAGCTGGGCTAGGCACAATTTACGCTAATTCGTTTAACCCAACAACTTCTGGTTACTTTGATGATTCTGTACCTTATCCTTCAGCTACAGCAAGCTTAACAGCACAGAATCCATCATCTGTACCAGCTGTTGTATCAAATTACCTTGCAGTTGCTAATGAATTTATTAGCCTGGCTGAAAGCAAGCGCAAAGATCACATCTTTATTGCCGATCCTCTCACCAACATATTTGTAGAAAACAATATCAAGACACTTGATAATCCTGACAATACGTTCTCAAGCAACATTTACTGGCCATTGCGCAATCAGTTTAATGGCATTGATTCAAACTATGTTTGTACATTTGCAAACTGTGTCAAGGTGGCTGATATTGCAACCAATCAGCAAGTCTGGGTACCATTCTCAGGATTTGCTGCAACGGCCATGGCTAATACTGATTCAAACTTCCAGCCATGGTTTGCACCAGCCGGCTTTACACGTGGCATCATAACAGGTGTTACAGATATCGGATTTTATCCTAAGCAGAAAGAACGCGATCAACTCTATAAGATTAGCTTGAATCCAGTTGCGTTCTTCCCTGCAGAAGGATTTGTTATCTTTGGTCAAAAGACCTTGCAGAAGAAGCCAAGTGCATTTGATAGAATCAATGTTCGTAGATTGTTCTTGAATCTCGAAATTGCTACAAAAGAAACTGTCAAGTACTTTGTGTTCGAACCAAACACACTCTTCACACGAACACAAGTGCTCAATACACTCACACCATTGTTTGAGAATGCAAAGAATACACAAGGTGTATATGACTTCCTACTTATCTGCGACGAGAGAAATAATCCAACATCAGTGGTAGATGACAATTCACTTGTTGTGGATATCTATCTGAAACCAGTGAGAACTGCAGAATTTATCCTTTGCAACTTCTATGCAACAAGAACCGGTACCAACTTCCAGGAGATTGTCGCGTAAAGTAGCGAAAGGAAATAAATAATTTTATGGCAGATGTAAATCAACTCATAACTGACTTTTACAGAGTCGCTACCAATCGCGAGTTTACTCGTGATTTTAACTTTAGAGTGCTCTCAATTAACACAGGTGGTGTTAGTAATGTTACTTTTGATCAAGATGATTTAGTGTATGTTAAGACAGCAACACTACCAGAACGCGCAATTACAAACGTTCCAGTGCCTTACATGGGATTAAATTTTAATATTCCTGGTAATGCAACATATCCAGGCAGTGAAGCTTATTCATTAACATTCTATGCTGATGCGCAGTCAAAGATTCGTCAGAAATTTGAACAGTGGTCACAAGCAGTATTTGATGATTCATCTAGCACTGGCAATTATTTTGCACCAAAACAAACAGCTATCATCGATCTAGTAACACTTGATAATCAGATGAATAAACAAGCTCAGTATCAGCTTGTAGGTGTTTCCGTGAGAAGTGTTGGTCCATTAACATATAATATTGCTGAAGGTGTTGGTAACACAATCGAATTT